ATATCATCAATGAATTTTTTGTGGGATTTTTTGTAAGAAGATTTACTTTCGTCATAAGCGTCGGTTGTATATTGCCAATTCCAATATAGTTTTTTATTGGGTTTGAATCCATAGAATTTATGAACCTCCATTTGGGTTTCTGTGACATTTTCACCATTCCAATTTTGACCAACACAAATAAAACCTGTTTCAATATCTTTAACAATATTTTTTTCACCTAAAGTGGTATGCATGTTTTCAATCCAATTTAATCTTTCTATTAGATTTTGATAAAACATATTGGCTTGTCCCCACCTTACTGAACTAAAGAATACCACAGCGTCTGATTCAAATAATTCTTTACTGATCTTCCATAATTCATCAGTTTTATTATTTAAACTTGCCCAACACCTATGATGACCTGAAGGATTTTTTTTATTATCTTTTAATAATGATTTTAATACACCACAACTATTCCCTTCTTCCCTTGAAACATTACCCTCACAAGGAAATATTTTAAGTTCTGACACATCCATAAATACAGATTTTTTTCCAAGTTCCTCATTCAAATACATTGCAAGTATCTTTGATTTTGGAACGTCTATGTTTTTAGGGTCCCAGTTAAATCTGTTTGAACAACTCAAAAGTAAAACTTTATCTTTTTTTTGTAGAATATCTAAAGTTTGTTTTAATTTCTTGGCTCCGTCTTCTTGGACTAGTTCTTCCAAGAGCATCATTTTTCTAATCTTTTGAATTTCTTCTGAAATAATATTCGACATACAAATAAATAGTTTAGATATATAAAAAAAATCACTAATTTCTTAGTGATTTTTCTACGATTTTATTTCCTTTGACATATTTCGGTTCGTAGGGACAATTTAAACATTTTGATCCACAACAAGAACCCCTCTTAATATGGTAAGATTTGGTCATAACAATTTTTCCGTTTTCATTTTCATAAAAATCAGGTTCAGGAGATTTTTTTGATGTCTCCTGAACATATAATTGTTGTATCCAATCGTTTGATGCATTTACAGTCATAACTATACTATTTCACAGGCTCCACCAGCACAAGCCGCTTCACCACTAAGATTTGTATTGTCTTGTAATTCAATTACTTTTGTTAAATCAACATTTTTTAGTGATTTTAACAATCTTTCAAAATCTTCTTTGTTACAATCTTCAAAAGGTGCCTGGGTATAAGTATGGTTTGAATAAGGTAATACTGATAAGCCGTTGTAAAATTTTCTTGATTTCCACATCCATTCTCCAACTAATTCCCACTCATTTTCTTTGATTGAAACTGTTGCAGATACGTTATGACTATTTTGTCCTGATCTATGCCCATTTTTAATCCACTCTTTTGAAACTTTTTTAACTCTTTCTAACATCTCAAATACGGACTCATATCGTAAAATTGATCCTTCAGGTGCCATCTGTGGAATTGTAATTACCGCAGTGTCGTGTGGACGGAAGTATTCATCTTCAACAAGTTCGGGGTGATTAATTGCAAGATAAGAATAAATTGCTTCATTTTTTCCAACACGGATTCTTCTTAAATAATAGTCATTATGCCAAGCGTGAATTCCTGATGAAGTTCCCAATACCAAAGATGATGTTCCTGATGGTTTAACTGTGGTTGTTCTTGCCGCCTTATTAATTCCAATAAGTTCAGCGACTCTTTCGTTTTCATCTTTAACTGCCTGTGCGGCCGCTTCCATATCATAACCTAAAACAACTCCTGATCCAATACCAGTCATTCCAACACCAATAAGAGCATCTTTTTCTGTGGTTCTTTTCCATACATCACGAAGATAATGGAAGTCTGTATATCCTGCTTGTAATGTTCCAATGAACGCTGCCCCTTTTACTCTTTTTTCAAAGTCTTCCTGTGATTCAATATCAGATGCGTTTACTTCACATAAATTACAAAATTGGTAAGGACGAAGACCGATTTCACAACAAGGGTTTGTTCCCCAATCTTTATCATTTGATAAATAAATTCCTGGTTCACCTGCTCCTGATAATTCAATTCTTTTCCACAAATCCATAAAATATTCTTTGGTTATTTTGTGACGAAGTAAAACTGCTGAATTGTTTGCTCTTCCTCTTTGTGGGTTTTGTTCCCACCAATTTCCTGATTTACAAGAAATCATTTCTTCATCATCAGCAGAAAACAAACTGATAAGTGCTGCTCTTCTAATACCTCCAGCTAAAACTGCGTCAGCAATATGACATACAATATCGTGAGTTTCGATTGGTGTTAATTTTTCACTATCTTGTTTTGATTCAAATACTTTTGTGATATTATGAATACAATCTTTAAGTGGTTGTGGTCCAGGTGCCTTTCCCCCTGATGTTACCAACAATGCTCCTTTTTGTCTGATGTCAGAAAAATCAAAAATTGGTGTTGATGATTTTAATCCTAAATAAGATTCAATTAATACTTTAATTGCGTCAGCCCATCCTTCGATAGAATCTCCAATCAAATATCTTCTTGTTCTATTTGGGTTTGGTCTTTTAATTTCGGGTAGTTTATCAACGTGATGTTTTTGAACCGAAAAACCAACTCCTGTTCCACCTAAAAGCAAAAACATTGTTTCTGAAAAAGCATCAGCATGATCAATTGGTAAATAAGCACAATTGTAAACTCTGTTTGGTGAAATCTCAATTGGTTTTCCACCAAATTGTAAAGATCTCATAGATGGAAGAATTTTTTTGTCATATACCATTTGATATACTTCCTCAATCTCTTCTTTGATTTGGGGGTATTTTTTTTGGTGCATTTCTTTGTTTCTTGTCACCAACTCTTCCCAAGTTTCTCTTCTGTTTAAGTCAGGGACAAATTTTGCGTATTTCATATACACCGTAATGTCGCTTAATATTCTTTGTGAAATATCCATTTTTTTTTAATTTTTAAAATTGTGATTTAATTATTTACCGGAGATTGTGGCTTTTGTGACTCCTTTTCTTGTCGTTTTTTAATAAGTTCTTTTACCCTTTCTCTTTGTCTTTCTTCTTTTTGTTCTTCAATTCCCAAGAACGTCATTGAACTTTCTGTGTCGATTTCAATCATTGCGTTATCAAATTTACAATTTTCAAACACAATTCCGTCATCCCCAATTCTTGACTTGGTTATCGCGATTGTTGCCAGTTTAAGTTCTTTTTGTTGTAATGTTTTTGCTACCGATATGATTACGTGACCAACTTGTGCCTTTTTAATTGACCCACCCATTTGGTCTGTTGTAACAACTTCTGATGAAATTGATGCCCTATTTCCTTGTGTTGCAGTCCACCCAACAAGATCCATTTCGTGACACATTGCCTCAAATGCTCTCATTACCGAACCTTCACTTTTCCATTCATCACCCAAGTTTTTGTCTGGAACAACACAATCAATATAATCTAAAACCACCATGTCAATTTTAATCCCATCAGAAATAATTTTTCTAATTTGATTTTTGATTTGTAACATAGTCATTGTATCTGAAGGTAACTTTTTCATTATCAACTTATTTGGCATCGACTCTTCAACTTCTTTGACTTTTTTCATTACCTCATCTTTTTTTCCTGACAAATCGTCAGGGTGAATCTTTGTCCACAACGTGATATGCTTTCTTTGAATAACCTTTGGATTGTCCTCAAAAAAGACTTGAAGGACGTTAAACCCAAGATTAAATGAGTGATTAGCAATCTTTGTTAAAATTGTTGATTTACCCACGCCAGTTGGTGCTAAGATTACACCGATTTCTCCTTTAGCCAAACCACCTTTAAGTAGTCTGTCAATACCAGGGATTCCCATAGGAATTGGGTGTCTGTAATCTTCTTCTAACACTTGATCAAGGTTCGAAAATATATCCGTCATTGATGTGTCTTTTGCTCCTACTTGAAGTGCTGTCTTAACCAACTCCTCTAAAGTGTCGTAGTTTTCAAACTCACCTCCGTCAATGATCTTTTGGGCCTGACCCATTACCTTTTGAAGTTCTTGTTGTTTACAGAATTTTAAAGCCTTTTCTTGAACGAAACCTACGCCATCAATAGGTGCATCCTTAATTTTCTTGATTGTGTCCATTACAATCTTGGATGCTAATTCCTGCTGAAGTTCAGATTTAGTTATTTGTTCAAGGGTTTCAAATGATGGTGTGTGATCATATTTTAAATAATATTCCCTCACCATTTGAATGATTATTTTGAAGTATTTGTTTTCAAAATAGTTGTTCTCAATTACATCAATAATAGAACGTGAAAAATCTTTGTCTACTATAATTTGATTTAAAAGTTGTAATTGAAATGTATTTCCTAAATACTCAAAATTTTTACTCGTTGCCATTGTCTTGTTTCTCCTTTCGTATGATAAATACTATTAATTTTTGATAAGTTCGGGATAAAAATAATTAAATTTCTTACCTGAAAAAATGTCAGTAAGACCAGCCATTATCGTTTTTAACTTTGGGCGTAGGTCTACGGTGTATCTTACCTTCGGAGGGTATACTTTGGCATCAAACTGCCTATGACAAATTGTCAGGTCTCCAACCTTAATAATTAAATTAAATTTTTCTGGACCATCCGTAATTGATGTGTTTAAGATTTCGGGATTTTCAAAAATCTCGTATTGATTAGTCAATAAATAACTTACAGATCTCATCTTTAAATCATATTGTAGTTCGTTACACAACGAATTAATATGATCATAAAAATTTTCTGATTTGTGAGCGTTTTTATTGAATCCTCTAACATTAAAAAATCTTTGGACAACAATGTTTTCATTACACATTAACAAAAATTCTACTTTTGTTATTTCTTGTTCTTTCATAGTTTTTTTGGTTTCTACTTTTTGTTTCTAAACTTACTTTTTTCTTTTCTTGATAGTTTTAAAAATGGTTTTAAAAAATTTACCCACGAGTCGTCACCCTTTGGTAAGTATTTAAAGAATCCGTCGTCCATCATCATACGAATTAAATTCCTGTGTCCCCTTCCGTCTGGATCCAACGACTCAGAGTAATACGATCGAACTAACTCTTTTCCTTCTTCGGAAATCAAAGGCTTTGATAAGTCAACTAATTTTTCGTTAATAACAAAAAACTCGTCCCCAAATATTCCCTCTTTTGTTTTTCCACTTAAAAGATTTTTTAAAACCACATTTTCTTTCTGTTCTTTTAATAATTCTTCACCTTTTGTTAAAATATCAGTAATACTAATTTCCTTTTCAAGTATTTCAGGAAATAATTTTACAAAAGTTTTTTCACCAAGATAAAAAATACCATCAATATTATCTGAACTATCACCAGTTAATATTTTATATGTTTTAACATTATAGTGGGGAATCTCTATTTGATCAATTTTAATCGTATCTCCATTCTTATAATACCTTTTTGTTATTGGTGAATAGATTGTCACATCTTTAGAAATAAGTTGTGTAAGGTCTCTATCTGTCGAAAATATTGTTTTACTTTCGTCTTCAGAAATCTGACAATAATAAGCAATCAGATCATCGGCTTCTGAATTTTCAACGTCCAATTGTCTAACAAACATTTCCTCAAGGTATTCTTTAACCCTTTGTTTTTGTTTTAAAAACGATTCTTCTTTAAAATCTTCGGGGTTACTAGTTTTACGATTAAGTTTGTATTTTGGATATAATAATCTTCTTTGTGATGAACTTGTTTCTCCATCCCAAAACACAACTACTTTGTTATAGTTATTCTCGTCAAGGAAACGTTTTAGGGTATTTAGAAAGTGCCAAATACCCCCAACGTGTTCTCCTTTATTAAAGAAATCTCTTACTCCGTGAAATCCGATTTTTAATAGGTTGTTTCCGTCAACCAATAACGTTTTTGACACTTCTTGTCTTTTAAATTATTACTACTCTACTTCTTCTTTTTCTGCTTTCAAATCAAAGTCACCATCGACTCCAATTATTTCTTTCCAATATTCAGCATAATCTTTCTTGTATTGTTCGATTGATGCTTTTTCTTCAGACGCTTCCTTGCCAGGTAAAAAACCGTGTGGTGTTACAATTATTTTCCCATCTTCAAAACCAAGTCCATTGATGTGATTTTTCATAACTGACACTTTTGTTCTTGATGCGAACTTTACAGTTCTTTTGTCTTTTGTTGCTGTAATTTTTGTTGTTCCTGCACCCTTTTGATTACCAAATAAAAATACCAATGAAGAGTTTAACCAAATTGCCTCACCGCCCTTTGCTTTAATCTTGGGTTGTCCAAAAGGATTATCCGGCAACTCCACCCAAGGCTGATTTACGATAATTAAAGTATTTTCGTATTTAGAGTCAGACTTACGTGATCCTGAAATTCTTTGATTGATTCCCATACCGATTTTGTCTGCTAAAACGCTAGCATTATGTTGCTTTCCTCCTTTACCTTCGTAAGTCATTTTACAAGGAACAGATCCAACTGAATCCCACATAATACATAAAGAATAATCCAAATCCCCCTTTTCTTGAGCATCTAATAATTCATTAATGTAATCTGTAATTTGTTCGATGTAATTGAAGTTATTGTTAAATATGTAAAACCCGTCCCATTCTAACTCACCTGTTTCGGTGTC